GACTGATATGTTTGTTAAGAAACATTGTTTGAATTTATGTAAGAATGGATGATCACTATTACCTTTACGATACCTTAATTCAAATACATTTGGTGTCTTAAGAAAAACACCCGACCCTCCAATTGATCCTGTTCCCTTTGTTTTAGGTGCCATATTTAATTTAAATGATCTGATAATATTCTTACATTCTCTTGCTTCTGCTGCACTGCGAGGTGTCATTTTAAATGAAAAATTAAAACTCCTCAATGTAGGGCCATTGAAAAGTAATTCCATATTAGGATTAAATATATTTCCTGTCTGTCTTGCTAATAATTGACCTGCTGATACGTTACCACCTAATACACCTAAAGCAGCGGATGTTGCCTTTGCAGTTGTAAATTGTTTAGCTGCATCCATTATTGATGCATCAGTTCCAACTGCACCCTTGACACCATCCACACCTTTAGCAAATGCTTCCTTTGCTGCTTCCTGATTACCTTGAAGAAGTTCGCTAGCTCCTGCACCTGCTCCTTTTATTGTAGATCCTATGACACCAGCAGCAGCACCAATCAGAGTATTCATTTTACTCTCACCATAATCAACTGCGTTACCATCTTGAATATTGGATGGCATCTGAAGAATTATATTACCAAGTATTTTTGTTGCCTTATCTTTAGTTCCTTGTGGCCCAATACGACGAGATCCGGGTGATCCGACTAAACTTCCACCACCTCTTTGTTTTACACTTTGATACTCTACAATTGTAAAACTTAGGTAGTCAGTAGTCTCCGTCAGAGCTTCTAACGGATATCGAAACCCTCCTGAATTAAATTTTTCTCTTAATCTACCGAAAACCATATTACTTTTTTAACTATTTAGACGCATTCTACCAAAAGGTAAGGCCTGAAGGTCTGTAATCTCTTCAGGATAGACACGATATGTATTTCCTACTATGTTTGAGAAGGAATATGATCGTGCTTCACGATGATGAAAGTTAGTCCCACGAAATCCCCATGAGTATACATCTGTGACTGCAACTAAAGGGTTTGCATCATATCTACCACTTGATGATGGTGCGTATGAAAATATAAAAAATTGTCCTGCCTGTGGAGCAGATACACTGTCACTTACGACTTCTTCAATTTCGACCATTAATTCATCAGGATCTTCAATTCCGATTAAACGATCTAATACTGGACTAATACGATTCATTTGATTCCGAGTTCATCCTCTGTCATCACCTTAAATTCATATAAACGATCCTTACAATAGTCAACAGCTGCATGCCATTTTGCTTGATTGCGAGCATATTCATATGCTTCACGAAGGTATCCTTTTGTTTGTTTTTTTGGTTTAACAGGGGGTTTAAGTTGTTTTTTAGGTTTGACTTCGATAATATATTTTTTTATTTTACCGGTAGTCTCCTTCAGTTTAACATAAAAATCTGGAAAATATCTATGAATACGATTATCAATCGGAGAGCGATATGGTATTACAATCTCTTCACTTCCCCATTCAACTATATTTTCACTTAAATCACAGAAAACCATGAATTTTCGCTCCCAAAGTGAACGATAAATGATGTTTGAAGGATTACCTTTGTACTTTTGGGGGTACGATGGTAAATATCTCCCTTTATATGACATAAATATATAAAAACAAAGTCATATAGGTATTTAGTGTGTCACTAGTACAAAAAATAACAATGTCAGATGCCAAACTTAAATTTGGCAACTTATCATTAAATAATCAATATCAAGTTCACTTTGCTGGATTTAATACGAGCATTGTAAATTACCTTAGAAATAATTTAGGTATAGTTAATGCAGATGATTTTATCTCTCGTGAGATGGGAATTATGTGTTTCGATGCATCACTACCAGCAAGTGCATTGGCTACTGCAGAGGTCAAAGATAATTTTATGGGTGTTCCACAGGAGTTTGCACATTCAAGATTGTATACAGATATAGATTTCTCTTTTTATATTGATAAAGATTATACCTTACTTCGTATATTTGAAGGTTGGATGGATTATATTACCAGTGGTGCTGAAACTGAAGTAGGAGATTTGCAAAAACCATTCTATCGTCGTCTAAGATATCCTGATAATTATAAGGTATCATCAATGTATATTTCTAAATTTGAAAAGAATCTTGATCAAGCGTTGACATATCAATTCATCAATGCTTTTCCAAAATCAATAACTCCGGTTCCTGTCACGTATGGCACAGCTGATTTACTAAAAGTATCTGTCAGTTTCAATTATGATCGATATATTGTAAATAGAAAAAGAAGACAACCAAGTATATTATCATCTATTTTTAATATATTTCAGAGTTCTGAATCATCTACTGAGAAATATAACTCAAATAAACCTAAGACAGTAGACATATAGTAAAAAATACTGTATAATACATTATAAATAAAGCACTGAATAAAATATCATGCCATTACCAAAGATTAATACCCCAACACATGAATTGACTCTGCCTTCTAATAATAAGAAAGTTAGGTATCGTCCATTTCTTGTTCGTGAAGAAAAGATATTAGTTCTTGCGATGGAATCAGGAGATCAAAAACAAATTACTGATGCCATAGTTGAAATTATATCTGATTGTTTACTTACAAAGAATGTGGAGGTGTCTAAACTTCCTACTTTTGATATTGAATATCTATTTCTTAATGTGAGATCAAAATCAGTTGGTGAAACTGTTGAAGTTAATGTTACTTGTCCAGACGATGGTAAAACTACTGTTGAGACATCAATTAATATTGATGATATTAAAGTTAAAAAAGATAAAGGTCATAAATTGATTGTCAAACTCGATGATCAATACTCTATGAAATTGAAATATCCATCGATTGATCAATTTGTTGAAAACAATTTTGATTTTGATAACGCTGAAACAAATGTTTCTCAGGCTCTATCAATGTTATCAACTTGTATTGATATGATTTACGATAAGGAAGAGAGTTGGGATGCATCTGAAAGCACACCACAAGAACTTAATGAATTTATTGATCAACTTAATACAAAACAGTTTAAAGAGGTTGAAGAATTTTTTAGAACTATGCCTAAATTGACTCACACATTGAAGGTAAAGAACCCTAAAACTGGTGTTGAATCTGAGGTGGTACTGGAGGGACTGGTCAGTTTTTTCAGTTAGGTATGGCTCATATGAGTCTAGAGTCATACTATAAAGTAAATTTTGCATTGATTCAGCATCATAAATACTCTTTGACAGAGATAGAGAATATGATGCCTTGGGAAAGAGATGTGTATGTGACTCTGTTGAAACAACACATAGAAGAAGAAAATCTAAAAGCACAACAACGTAACTCATAATGGCATTACCCGTCATCGCAGCAGCAGCAAAAGGAGCAGTAGTAGCATCTAAGGCAGTTAAAGGTGCTAAAATTGCTAGTGCTGTGTCGAAGGGTGTAAAGGCTGGGAAAATTTTACCTAAATTAAATGTTACGAATATGAAAAGTGTTTTCACTGATGAAAATACTGATACATATGTAAAAAGTTTAAAGGAAGCAGTAAAGAGTGGTGGTAAATTAAGAACAGCAAAGAGAAGAAAATCTAAACAATCTGTAGAGGAGATAAAAGCAGATATAGATGCAAGGGAAGCAAAGAAAGCAAAAATTAAACCATCAAAATTGTTACCTCCACCAGAGATGGGGTTAAAATTAGAGGAAAAGGTTAAATTAAATTCAGAAAAAATAACAAAGATAATTTCGATACAGAAATTACATAAGACAAACCACAAAAAAGAAAAGGATGAAATATCAGAAATAAGTTCTGTATTAACTAATATTGCTGACTTTATCAAAAAAGATTATGATGATAGAATTAAAGGTGAGGAAGATAAAACTAATAAACTTAAGGAACTAGAGAGTAAAAGGGCACAGAAAGAAGAAGAGAAAGGTCTTGAATCAAGTAAAAAAACTGGAGAGAAAATAGGGAAAAGATCTTTAGGTATAGTTCAACCAGTTCAAAGTATTTTTGACAAACTTTTAAATGCTGTTGCTGCTATTGGTATTGGTATTGGGGGAACTGCAATCTTTGATTATCTTTCAAACCCAGAAATTTTTCAAAAATTAAATGGATTCTTTGATTTTATCAAAAAACATTGGAAATGGGTTCTTGGTGGTATTGGTGTGATAGCAGCTATTGCAATAGTAGGCCCAATTGTTGCCATAGGTAGTGCGATTGCTGGTGTTGTAGCTGCTATTGCTGGTGTCGCAGTAGTGGTAGGAAAAATAGCATTAGCTGTAGCAGCAGTTGTTGGAGTTATTATGGGTGCTTCATCCATATTCAGGTGGTTACGTGGAGGTAAAGAGGCACAAGAGGCAAGACTGAAAAATAGAGAGGCCATGAAAGAGGAAGGTGTTGAAAAGGCACATATCACTGGTGTCTTTGGCGAAAGATATAAAGTGATGCGTGATGGTAAAAAGACCAAATTAAAGTACAGTGAGTTGACAGATGAAGAGAAAGCAGTAGTTGATAAGTTTAAAGGGGAGGATAAAAGAATTAAAGAAGTTACAAAAGAAAGAAATTTCAATCAAATTGAGAGAAAGAAACAAATTGAACAGGATCGAAAAGCATCTGATGAGTATGCAGAAATACAGGCAATGTCCAGCCGAGGTGGTGCAGGAATTAAAAAAAGAGAGGCACTAGATGCATTTAAACAAGAAACAAGTAGATTACAAAATGAATCTGATAAACAAGTTGTGGAAGAGTTTAAACTTAAATATGAAGGTAGGAAAATTGGAGGAGATGCTTCTGGTATGAAGTTGGTTGGTGAAGGTGGCCCTGAGATCGTAGATTTTAAAACTGCATCATCCGTTAAAACTGCTCAGAGAACACAAGAATTACTTAAAGATATTTCACAAGATGGTGGAGTAAATATAATAACTATGGACTTACCTCCAATTAAAGCAGCACCTCCACAGGTGAGTGCAGATTCTGGCACACCAAGTACAGAAGTAGAGATGATTGCTTCTGTGAATCCTTTTAATTCTTATATGAGCATTACCCCTGATATTCTTAAGATTGACTAATGGCAGCAACAGCAGAACTAAAAAAAATAAAACTTAATGTCAATAATATAAGAAGTGTATTATTGGACGGGAAAAAGACTGTCGATGAAAAACAAAAAGAACGTCAAGATTTCTTAGATAAGTTAGAAGAGGATCGGAAACAAAGTAAAGAGGAGAAAGGCCTTGAAAAACCTATGAAACCGACTAAGAAACCTCAGATGAAATCTCCGGTAAAATCCGCATCCAGTATCGTTGATAAGATGTACACCTTTGTCGGTGCGATTCTTGGAGGTATCTTAGTTAATGCTCTACCCGGAATTATTGATGCGATTAAAAAAGTAGTAGAACAAGTAAAACCTATTTTTTCTTCTGTAGTGGAGGGTCTCAAACCTGTATTTGAGTTTATAAATGGATTCATGCCTGAGATGGGAGCATATGACGCTGATAAAGAACAGGCAGATGCTGATATTGCTGAAGCACAAAAACAGTCAGATGTTATCGGAAAAGAAAATGATGAACTTGGATTAGTTAGTAAAGATATTGAAAAAGAAAATAAAGCATTAGATGAATCAGCATCTGATCTTAATGCGACTGATAAAATGTTAGGTGAAGAAAAAACATCTAAAGCATATGATGATAAGAATGAAAAAGATAAAAAAATAGAGAAGAAAGATGATAATAAGATGGTATCTGAAGGCGGTGAAACAGTTGTAAATAATACCATAGAGGTTGAAAAAGGAGTTACACCTGATGGACTTAACCCCACCGATAATAATTCTACCTCTACTTCCACTACTGAAGTGGATAATGTTGTTAATGAAAAAGAGATAATTAATGAAAAGGAAATAGTAAAAAATCAAGAATTTAGTCCAGAACTTGTCGGTAAAGAAATTAAAGTTAATCTTCCACCATCAAGATCGGATTACCCAAGAACAAGAGCTGGTTTAAAGAGCTTCAAAACTGCTTATAAAAAATATGTTATTGAAGAGAAAAAAAGGCAAAAAAATCTTATCAAACCAAGCACTAAAAATAACAATGGTATAACAGCGTTAAATAATACTGATGGATTAACAACAATAAATGGTTCAAGTAGTAAAACAGTTGTCTTACAAAGACAAGTTGTTGAGAAAATAGTAACGGTAGCAGTCTAATGTCACAAGGAGCATCACTAGCATCAATATATGAAGTTCTTACAATCAGTAAGGATGGAAAGGAGCAGCCATTACAGGGTAAAACTATAAACTTTAATTATTATGAAAGTCTATATTCTCCTGTAGTAACAGCAAATATGATGTTTGTGGATGCAGGTGGATCAACACCAGATAAAAAAGAAAATTTAACAAGTGTAAAAGATGGTTTACCAATTACTGCCTTAGAAGATTTGAAAGTAAAAATACAAACAAAGTTTGGAACTCTTGATTTTACAAGAGATCCGTTCAAGGTAACTAACTCACCTATAATGCATCAAGAATCAAATCGACAAACTGTATTATTAAATCTTGTCAATAAGAGTGAGATAACAAATTCTGAAATTCCAATTTTTGATAGGTTTGTTGGTAAAATTAGTGATAATGTAACTAAGATTCTTCAACAAAAATTACAATTGACTAATGATAAGATAGATATTGAATCAACGAAAAATTCTTACGGTTTTGTGGGTAAAGGTAAGGGAGCTTTGAACATAATTCTTGATTTATGTCGTAGATCAGTTCCTGTAAAAGGTGATGCTGGATATTTTTTCTACCAAACTCAAGACGGATTTAAATTTAAATCCATCGATACTTTATTGTCTCAAGATCCAAAACAAAAATATACTTATTCTGGAGCATTGAAATCAAATAAAGAAAATAGTGATAATGATTTTAAAATTCTTATGCCACCAACAGTATCAAAGGATCAAGATATCACAAAAGCACTTAAAAATGGAACATATGTAAATCGAAATGTTTTCTTTGATCCACGAACATTTAAACATGATGAAGTTGTTTTTAATATTGATAAGAACGGTGTTAAGAAAACTTTAGGAGGAGAACTTCCTATAAAAAATAAAGTAAAGAGTTTTACCAAAACAAATCATCATATACTTGATGTGGGTACATTTGAAGAGAATGAAGTTAACAATGATCCTAGAGAATGGCAGGCTACATCTCAAATGAGATATAATTTACTTCATTCAATAATAATGAATATTCAAGTTCCTTGTAATACTGAATTAAGAGCTGGAGATGTAATAAAAGTTGATATTGAATCATCAAAGGATGATAAAGAACAATCTCCATCAGATGAGCAGCAGAGTGGTAATTACTTGATATTACATCTATGTCATCATTTTGATACTTTAAGATCTTTTACATCAATGACACTTGTTCGTGATTCATATGGTATGAGAAGGAGTAAAGACTAATGTTTGAAAATTTCTTCGGTGCTGGTTTAGAATTTTGGATTGGAAAGGTTGTATCCATTGATGCACAGAAAAAACTGGCACAGGGTGATAGTTGGGGTTGGAGATATAAAGTTCGTATATTCGGTACATATTCTAATAGCGATAATATTGAGGATAAAGATTGTCATACTGCAGTAGTCATGCTTGGAGTAACTGATGGAAGTGGTGGTGGAGGAGCACAGAGATCAGTAAGAATTACCCAACATGACATTGTATTTGGATTCTTTATGGCTCCTGATCAGAATCTTCCTGTTATTGTAGGTGTCTTAGGTAGACAACCAGAGATAGATGGTAAGGATGATCCAAAGTTTGGAGTTAAGAGTGGATATACAAAAAATAAAAAGAGAGGTTTAGTTCAAAATAATGAACATAATAGATGCGACTCAACTCCAACTCCAAGAGTTGTTGCGAATAGTAAAGAGGGATCAGGTGAGGGAAAAGAAATCCCCGAACAAAAATTAAGAAACATGGGTCAAAATCTTGATCAAAAAGTAAAGGCATTTAATCCTCCAGAGGGATTTAAAAATTTTGATTTAAATGGTTTAGATACAGATCAGATTAATCTTGCAGTAAATCAAGCAAAGGATTTTGCTAAGTCTGTTGGTGAAGATTTTAAAGATAGTCCCATCATAGATGAAGTAAAAACTTTTGGTAAGTCAGTAATAACTGAAGCCGAAGGAACGTTTGAAATGTTCTGATAAATAGTTGCGGAGATATAGTATCATGACAAGTCCAATTCCATCACTACTATCACCTGAACAGAAGACTGTTTATACACAGTTGATTCGTGATAATTCACCACTGTTTCGGGATAAGATATTAGAGTTAAAGAAAAATTTTCCTGCAGATCTTGGAGGTATTGTACCTTTTTCTGAATCTGATGTTTCGTCCTTTTCATCAAGTGATTTATTTAAGTTTCAGTCAAGATCAGAGATGTACAAAAAAGCATCTGGATCTGAGGTAGACCCAATATCCTCCACTACAGGATTTACAGTTTTAGCTGCTGATCCAAACAGTGATCGATTCTTTGAGAGAACTGATACTGCAATGAAAAACTTTTTTAAAGTTGCAAACAAGGTCGATAACTTTAATCTTGACTTATCAACTGAGATAGGAAAATTGACAAAGATGGTTGGTAATTTCTCTCAGACATTCATTGGTAAAATATCCGACTCTCTTCAAGAAGGTCTTGTTGGGTTCATACAAGGAGGAATGGCAAGTCAGGCAAGTAAGATTTTTGCAAGTCAAGTTCCCGGAGCTCTAGGACTGGTGGTGGATTTTCAAACTGCAATGATAGGCCCTACTACTAAACTCTTTTCAGGTATGGAGTGCCTGTCATCAAAGGTTTCTCAGGCAATGTCAGGAACTATAAGTGATTTATTAACTGGAATGACAAAAAACATGTTGAATGCACCAACTTGTGCAACTCAACAGTTTGTCGGTGCATTAACAAACAAGATAGCAGATATGATGGATAAGGTTGTAACTCCACTTCTTGGGCCCATCCAAAGTATTTTGAGTCCAATTGGTGCAGTCTTCAATGTTAAAGATAAAATTATGGGTGGGATTGATTTTATGAAAAAGGTTGGAAATCTCTTTGTATGTGAACTACCAGCAAAGCAGACTTCATCATTTAAATATGCAATTGATGGATTATTAAAAAAAGATCTTGGATCAGGTGAACATAAATCTTTGGTTGATGATTCTATTAGTGCTGCAGCAACAACAAATTCATTTTTAGAAAAGGCAGCAGATGGACTTTCAAGTTTTGAAAAGGCATATGGAAAGTGGTCAATTTTTGGATCTCCTGTAGATAGTGGTGGTGCACATGAGAGTGTATTTACAGGTGGTAATTGTGATACAGGAAATAATTTTGCATGTGGCCCTACATCAGTAGATTTCTTTGGTGGTAATGGTGGAGATGGTGCAACAGGAAATGTAATACTAGGTAATTTCTTAACAAGATTAGATAAAGATGATATCTATGGAAGTTTTAAAAAGACTGCAAGTATAATTGGTGTTGAAATAACAGATTCTGGTTCAGGATACACCTCTCCTCCATTGGTATCTTTCGGTGATAATTGTAATCAAGGATATGGTGCATATGGAAAGGCAAATATTGATACAAATCCATCATCATCTACATATGGACAAGTCACATCAGTCACAATTCTGACACCCGGAGAAAATTATCCGATAGATGCATCTAAAACTACTGTTAACGGACAGTTCCCAGAAGTCTATATTGATGATATAATAATAGAAGATCCCGGATCTGACTATCAGGAAGGTGATTTTATTAGTGATGACATACGACCTGTCATTGATTCAAATCCAGATTCACCTAATTTTGGTAGAATTGTTGCGATTGAAATTGTTGAACAAATTCCTTATGACATATTCCCAGATATGACTGTAATATCTGAAACAGGATATGGTGCAGTAATTCGTCCGATCTTGTCAACAGTTAAGACTCAATCTGATCCTATTCCTACTGAAGAAGAACTTATTGAAAATGGTGCAGTTAGAATTGATACTGCGTTACCAAACACAGATATTCAAGGACGTAGAGTAAGTCAAGTCTTTAAGGTTGTTCAGTGTGTTGGAACATATCCAGCAATGACAATCACACCTATCACAGTACAAAAACCAATTATTCAAGACATAGAAGAAACAACAGAACCATCAACTCCAGAGACAAATGTTCCCGACACCACAGTGCAGTCTACTCCAAGTAGTACTACAACAACTAACACAACTAATACAGCAAGTCAACAAGCGACTGGACAAACTTCCACTCCTTCTAATAGTAACAATACTGGTGGTAGCGGGTCTGAGGGATCAGGTGGGGGAGGCTACGGATACTAATTATGAGTCAAAAAGAAAGTAGACAACTTGAAATATTTGGAGGTAAACTCCTATTTGAAACAGGAACATCTGAGGCATCAAATCCTGGCCCTGCTGCCTATATCATGGAGTCACAAACTGAGGATAAACTCAAGTATAGTCAAAGTTTTCATGAAGGAAGTGGATTAGCAAGAATTAGTGCTGATAAAACACTACAGATAGAGTCTGGTGCAAGATCTGATAATAATGATGCTGGTTTTAATTTAACAGTTCATAATGGTAATTCAATTATCACCAACATGAATGGTGACATGTCAATATCAGGTAATAATATCACGATACAAGCACATAATGAATTAGTATTACAAGCACCAAAGGTTAGAATTGGATTTTCTGAACAAGGAAAGACAAGTAAGGTAAATATAGTAGGGAGTCAGATCTTTCTTGAAGCTGGTTCTTTATGTAAGTTGAGAAATAAAATACTTTATAGTAATGTATTCGCATCATTTGCTGGTGCTTATGTGAGTGTCAATAAATGGTACAATAGTCTTCCCGGATAATGGCAGATATTATTAGTCAACAAGGTTTATATCAAGACGGTAATTCAATATTTGAAAATGTTCATATATTGGGTACTCTTGAGGTCACTGGTATTGTTAAGTCGGAGACCAACTTAACATCAACAGGATCGATAACAGCATCTAAATTTATAGGTGATGGATCTGAGTTATCTGGTATTGATGCGACAACAATTAAAGACTCTGCAGGAACTACACAAATACAAGGAACAACCACTGGTGCAACTCATTCTGGTAAAGCAGTATTTGATGAATTAGAAATTGGTGGAAAATTATATGATGGTGATGGTGATTTTGGAACAAGTGGACAGGTATTAGCATCTGATGGAACAAATACAAATTGGGTGAACACAGGATCATTGACTGCTGGTGCAGCATCTGAAGTGGGTGTTACTGCTGTGAATACAGATTCAGATCATTTTATTGCATTTGTAGATTCTTCATCTGGAAATGAAAATGTAAAAGTCGATACTAACTTGACTTATAATCCATCATCTAATACTTTTGGTAGCACGAATATTGCTACTTTGTATGTAACAGGTAATCTTAGATTGGGTGGTGAACTAAGAGATGGAGCTAATGCTTTTGGTACATCAGGTCAAGTTTTGTCTTCTGATGGTACTGATACTGCTTGGGTAAACGCAGGATCATTAACTGCCGGTGCAGCAGCAGAGGTTGGTGTAACTGCGACTAATACTACTGACTCAACACATTTTCCTGTTTTTGTTGAGGCATCATCTGGAAATGAAGAAGTTAGAGTTGACACAGGTTTTTCTTACAATCCTTTTAGTGGCACTCTTACTGCCACTACTTTTAGTGGTGGTTTTAGTGGTGGTGATGGAGTATTTAATGATCTAACAGTAAATGGTGAGTTAAAAGATGGTGCTGGAAACTTTGGATCAACAGGTCAAGTATTATCATCAGATGGAACTGATACTGCTTGGGTAAACGCAGGATCATTGACTGCTGGTGCAGCAGCAGAGGTTGGTGTTAATCAAACTAATACTACTGACTCGACACATTTCCCTGTTTTTGTTGAAGCATCATCTGGAAATGAGGAAGTAAGAGTAGATACAGGATTTACTTACAATCCTAATAGTGGCACTTTAACTGCAACAAGTTTTGTAGGATCAGGTGCAAACTTAACTGGTATCACCCAGACAGTAATCAACAATAATGCAGCAAATAGAGTTATTACTGGTTCAGCAACTGCGAATACTTTAAATGCTGAATCAGGTTTAACTTATAATGGTACAACCTTGCAACTCGCTGCTGCTGATGATATTCGTATTGCTGGCGGTACTTGGACTGGAGAATATACTGGTGGTATAAAAATACAACCTGATGCAAGTAATTCTTATTTTCAATATCATGGTGGTATGTACTTTAGAAATTCTGGAGGTGCTAATAGAGTTTATTTTGATAGTGCTGGTAATACTACAATCGTCGGTAATTTAACTGTTAATGGTGGCATCTCTGGTTCTGGTGCTTCTTTAACAGGTGTCAATGCAACAACTCTTGATTCTATAGATAGTGGAAGTTTCTTAAGGTCTGACGCTGATGACACCGCTACTGGAAGGATTGTATTTACCAAAAACGATGTATCCAACTACGACACTATAGCAACAAGCACTGGATCACAAGGTGCAATAGAAATTTATAATGGTGGTGCTGGTAATGACGCATTTATGACATTCCATACTGGTGGTGATTATGCCTTGTATTTTGGATTAGATGCTGACAATAACAGTCTTTCTGTTGGTGGTTGGTCGATGGGTGCAAACAAATATAAAATCTGGCATGAGGGTAATGATGGCTCAGGATCAGGCCTTGACGCTGATACTTTAGATGGGGCGCAACCAAATGTGAGTGCTTCAAATAGTACTATCGTTCAAAGAGATTCTTCTGGTTATATATTTGCTAATTATTTCAACACTACAGCGGATGATGTAAGCTCTGGCGTTACAAAAGTAATGGTAGAAACAAGTAATGATAATTATATTAGACATGGTGATGCTGCTGCTGTTAGATCATTCTTAAACGTAGCTAATGGTGCAAATAATATTACAAATAATAATCAAATATCTAATGGTGCTGGATATATCACATCAGCTCCTACACCAAAAGTAAATCAAGTCTTAAGCACAACAACAACTTCTACTCAATATTATCAATACTATCAAGGTCATATTGACACTGGACTATCTCTTACAATAAATTGTGCTGATGCAAATAATAAAATACATATAGAATATACAATTTATGGTGCAGCAACTGCAAATAGCGAAACCACTAGTTCAAGACCTTGGGGATCAAGATTACTAAGAAATAATTCGCAAATCGCTGGTGGAACCGGTGGAAGTGCTGGTAATGAAAGTGCATATTCATCGACAGGTGATAATTTTATGGATTGTCATGCTTTCAGTTATATTGATACACCCGGTGCAGGAAATCATACATATAAAGTACAAATCAGGCATCATTTGGGTGGTAGTTATGGAAACAGACTAACTCTTAATAGAGACAGAAGTGGATCTTATCGTGCAGCAAGCACACTTACTTGTTCGGAGATTGTTTACTAATGAAATGGCAAATTTCAACAGCATTAGGTGAACTGATGCCAACATCATCTTATGGAATCACAGATGAGGATTACTCTAGTATTAATTGGTTAGATAGTAGTAACTCTATTCCAACAGAATCTGCAATAAATGCAAAGATTATAGAGTTAGACGCTGCTGAACCGATGAGATTATTAAGAGAGGAGAGAACTCGTCTTCTTGTAGAGTCTGATTGGACACAGTTTCCTGATGTTCCTGATTCAACAAAAACAGCATGGCAGTCATATCGTCAACAACTTCGTGATTTACCATCTTCTGCATCCCCAAAACTTGACGACATTTACGAGTTAGATTTATCATCTGTAACTTGGCCAACTAAACCATCTTGACGTTAATTATAATAATGCTATAATATTTGAATGAATGATAATTATGCTCACAGATTCAATATTTTTCCAACTTTAGTTTATATTATAGATTGTTCAGATTTAATTGAACCAGTCAAGGAATTATTAAAATCTGTAAAATGGAATGATGATTGGAGAGGCCAGTCTGAAGATTTATATGTGTTGAACTCTCATCCAAAGATTGTAAAAGCGTTTGAAAATCGTGTTAATTCTGCTTTATCTGAAATACAGTATAGTTTACCATTTAAATTAACCACTAGTTGGTTTACTAAAACGCAACCATATGGAAGTATAGGAAGACATAATCACTCAAATTCATTTTGGAGTGTAGTTTATTATTTTCATGATAATTGTGGAAAACTTAGTTTCATAAAAGATATTCCAGCAATAAACGTGGATTTTAAAAATAAAGATCACACTACACAAATGTATGGGGAAGTAAAGTTCCCTGCAAAGAAAGGACATATATTATTGTTTCCAAGCATTTTGCATCATCATTTGGAGATAAACAATTTTGATAAAGAGAGATTTTCATTAGCCATGAACTTTATGCCAAGTGGTATGCATCATGGACAAGATTCCTCATATAACTTCAATTGATTGACAAAAATACATATA